GCTCAACCGGCTGGTGCGATCCAGCGAGCGCGCATTCGACGTCCTGCAGTGGAACAGCCTGGCGGACGCTGATTACAGCGTGCCGGATGGCGCGACGATCACACTGGGGTTCGACGGTGCGCGCTGGCACGACTCGACGGCCCTCGTCGGGACGGAGATCGCCACCGGGTACCAGTGGCTGCTCGGGCTGTGGGAGCAGCCGTACAACGTCCAGGAGTGGGAGGTACCCGATAACGAGGTCGAGGCCGTGGTCGAGGACGCGTTCGAGCGCTGGGACGTGTGGCGGCTGTGCGCCGATCCGCCCTACTGGGAGACAAAAGTCGCCGAGTGGGCGGGCCGGTACGGAGAGACGAAGGTGGTCGAGTGGTGGACCAATCGCGTGAAGGCGATGGCCTATTCGATCAAGTCTTTTAACAATGCGATCCAATCGGGGGAGCTATCGCACGATGGGAGCCTGCACCTGGCCCGACACATCGGCAACGCCTGCAGGCGGATCGTGCCCCTGCGCGACGACCAGGGGATCCGGATGTGGACGATCTATAAGGAAAAATCGGACAGCCCGCACAAGATCGACGCGGCGATGGCGGCGATTTTGAGCTGGGAGGGACGTTGCAACGCGCTCACTGCCGGGATCGGGCAGCCGCGAGAGAGCATCTATGAGACGCGCGGACTGGCGGTCGTATGAGGGAGCGAACGGATGAATCCACCGACGTGGATCGATTCGCTGATCGAATTGTGGCGGCTGGTATATGGTGTTGGCGTGGACTGGCCACGACATTTGTTTTCTCCGCCCTACACCACCTGGGTCGCGTGCTATGCGACCTGGATCATTTGCCACGCGCTTTGTACCTCGTGTTCCCAGAGGAGTACCCATCGCTCAGCGTGGTACCTGGTCGATTTCTCCATCGACCTCTGTTTTGGGTTTGGGGCGCTCTGGCTGGGGCATGTGGAGCATTTGCGCTGGGATGGGCTGTTGTAGCCGTGCGCCTGGATAGGAAAAGTGCCCTATTGGCGAATGAGGAGCGGCTGTGAGGCTATTCGACCGGTATCCGGAACTGCGGCGCGTGGTCGTGAATACGAAGACGGATCGGGCGTTTCGCGGCGTGCTGTGGCGGAAGCGATGGCGGTACCTGGTGCTGCGGAACGCGGAGCTGGTCAAGGCGGGCGGGGAGACGGTGCAAATGGACGGCGAGGTCGTCGTCGACGCGGCGAACGTTGATTTCATTCAGGTGCTCGGGTAGGCGGTGATCCTATGGCATTCGTGATCAGTGCAGGCGCGATGGTGGACGTCCAGCCGTCGTGGTGGCCGGTGACACGCTATGGCAGCATCCGGCTGTACGACGAGTACGTGCGCGATTACGCGGCGCTATACCGCGAGCAGCCCAATGTGCGGGTCTGTGTCGATTTCCTGGCGCGCAACATTGCCCAGCTGGGCCTGCACGTGTTCCGACGCGTGTCGGATACCGACCGGGCGCGCCTGACGGACCATCCCCTGGCGCGGGTGCTGAGCCAGCCCATGCCGCCCGAGTTTAAGGTGACCCGGTACCGGCTGATCGAGAGCCTGGTCGCCGACCTGGGGATCTATTTCAACGCCTATTGGCTCAAGGTGCGCGTAGAGGGCGACGTGATGGGATTGATGCGCATCCCTCCGCCCTACGTGGAGGTGTCCGGGGCCCTCGTTCCCACAGCGTACAAGATCACATTGGGCAGAGATATCCCGGTGCCGCCGGCCGACATTGTGCATTTTCGCGGCTACAACGCCGAGAGCGCGATCACCGGTCTGTCGCCGCTGGAGACGCTGCGGCGGATCCTGGCCGAGGAGCACGCTGCAGGGGACTATCGCGAGCATTTCTGGCAGAATGCCGCGCGGATGGATGGCATCATCGAGCGGCCACAGGATGCGCCCGATTGGAGCGATTCCGCGCGCCAGCGATTCAAGGCCGAGTTCGAGGCGCTGTACAGCGGCGGGCAGAATTCCGGGAAAACGGCAATCCTCGAGGAGGGCATGACCTGGCAGAACGCCTCGTTCAACTCGCAGGAGAGCGAGTATTTGGGCGGGCGCAAACTGACCCGCGAGGAATGCGCGCGGGCGTATCACATCCCGCTGCCGATGGTCGGGATCCTGGACCACGCGACGTTCAGCAACATCAAGGAGCAGCACAAACAGCTTTACCAGGATTCGCTTGGTCCCTGGCTGGCGATGATCGAGCAGGACGTCGACCTGCAGCTGCTGCCCGAATTCGAGGATAGCACGGGGATTTATACCGAATTCAACATCCAGGAGAAACTGCAGGGCTCGTTCGAGGATCAGACCGCGTCACTGCAGTCGGCGGTGGGCAGGCCGTGGATGACGGCGAACGAGGCGCGGGCGCGGATGAACCTGCCATCGATGGACGGGGACGCGGACAGCCTGGTCACGCCGTTGAACGTGCTGATTGGCGGGCAGGCGAACCCGCGAGATTCTGCGCCCAAAGCGAAGGAGCGCGCGCTGGACACGCACCGGCCGGCGCTGCGCGAACGGCACGAAAGCCAGTGGACGGAGCTGCTCTCCAGGCACTACCGGCGACAGGAGGGGGCGATCGTGAGCCGCGTGCCAGAGTCAGCCGCCAAGAGTGACATTGGCAGGGTTTGGTGGGATGACGACCGGTGGAACCGCGAGCTGGGCGACGACCTGCTGCGGCTGAACGTGTTGACGGCGGGGGAATGGGCCACGTCGTTTGCCGAGCGCCTGGACACGGAGGTATCCGAGGAGCGGATGCTGCCCTGGCTCGAGGAGCACAGCCGCATCCAATCCGAGTACATTAACGGGCAGACGCGGGATGAGGTAGAGCGCGCGCTGCGCGACCCGGACCCGCTGCAGGCGGTCAAAGCCGTGTTTGTCCTGGCGCTGACGGTGTGGGCTGCGCGCCAGGCCGTGTCGGCGGTCACGTCGGCGGCGAGTTTCGGGGCGCACGAGGCGGCCAGCGCGGGCGGGCTGCGGTCGAAAACCTGGCGGGTGAATTCGAGCAATCCCCGCGACGAGCACATCGCCCTCGATGGCGTGTCCGTCGGGATCCGCGAGCGGTTCCCCAACGGGATGCGCTGGCCGGGGGATCCGGCCGGCGGGGCAGAGAACAACGCGAACTGTAACTGTTCCGTAGAATTTGGGAGGTAGCTATGTTGAAGAAAACGTACCGATCGGCGATCGAGCTGAAAGCGGATGGAGAGCCGGGCGAGTTCCGAGCCGTCTTTTCCACGTTCAACGTGATCGATCACGACGGCGACGTGACCGTGCCGGGCGCGTTCCAGGAGGGCCAGGCGGTGCGGATCTCGTACTGGGGCCATCGATGGCAGGATCTGCCGGTGGGACGGGGCGCGATCCACCAGGACGAGGAAAAGGCCTGGGTGGACGGGCGCTTTTTCCTGGATACCATCGCCGGCAAAGAGACCTACCAGACGGTCAAAAACCTCGAGGAGCTGCAGGAATGGAGCTACGGGTTCGACATTGAAAACAGCGACGCGGGCCAGCTCGAGGGCCAGGACGTCCAGTTCCTGCGCCAACTGACGGTGTACGAGGTCTCACCGGTGATGTTGGGGGCGGGGATCGGGACGCGCACCGAGACGATCAAGGGGAAGGACGCCGGGGACCCGAGCGAGGCCGGCGATTCCGATAACGCGGGGAATGATGAAGGGCAGACCGGTGCCGGTTCCGATGGCGACGGGGACCCGAGCGGACCTCCACCGCGCGTCGTATCCACTCAAATAGAGATCGACCTTTTGGAGGTGTAGGGTGAACAAGAAAGACCAGTTGCGAAAGCTGCTGCTCGACGCCCGCGCGATCGCGGACGCGGCAGAAAAAGAGGGGCGGGATTTCACCGCCGAGGAACGGGAGCAGGTCGAGAAACTGCTCAAAGCGGCCCAGGACCTGAAAGCCGAGATCCAGGCGGATGAAAAGGACGCCAAGCTGAAACAGGACATCCTCGCGCTGGATGCTGAGTTTGCTCCAGCGCCCAAGCAGGACCTGCCGGCCGGGCAGCCAGGCCGGGGTCAAACCATCGGCGGGCGGTTTGTCGAGAGCGACCAGTTCAAACGATGGATGGAGCAGATCGCGCCGGGCGGGCACGTGCCCGAGTCGACACACGGCATCCACTCGCCACCGGTCGAGTACAAATCTTTGTTTAAGGATTTGATCACCGGTGTGGACGACGAGAGCGCAGGCGCTTTCGTGGAGACGGATTACACCCGGATCTATGAGAGTCTGGGGCGCTATCCACTCAGCATCTTTGACCTGATCAACCGCCGCACCACGACCAGCGACCTGGTGCATTTTGTGCGCCAGACGCAGCAGGTGCAGGAGGCGACGCCGGTCGCCGAGGCGAACGTGACCGAGTACAGCGGCGCGACGGGAGAGATCAGCGGCGAAAAACCGGAAGGGGCGACGGCGTTCGAGCAGGTGACCACGCCGGTAAAAACCATCGCGGTGTGGATCCCGGCGACCAAGCGCGCGCTGAGCGACGCCGCTCAGATTCGCGGCTTGATCGACCAGGAGCTGCGCGACGACCTGAACGAGGAACTGGAGGACCAGCTGATCAACGGCGACGGCGTTGGCGAGAATTTCACCGGCTTGGCTAACACGACCGGGGTGCTGACGCAGGCGTGGAACACGGACATCCTGACGACCTCGCGGCAGGCGATCACGACGCTGCAGGTCACGGGCCGTGCCCGGGCCACGGCGTGGGTGATCCATCCCGAGGACTGGGAGACGATCGAGCTGCTGCAGGACACCGACGGCCGCTATTACTGGGGTGGGCCGCTGATGCGCGGTACACCGCAGCTGTGGGGCGTGCCGGTGGTGACCTCGCAGACGGTCACGCAGGGGGCTGGGTACCTGGGCGACTGGCGCAAAATGATCGTCTGGGACCGTGAGCAGGCCAACATCCAGGTCAGTGACAGCCACTCGGATTTCTTTATCCGCAATATGGTGGCCATCCTGGCCGAGCTGCGGGCGGCGATGGGCGTGACCCGGCCGTCCGGGTTCGTCGAGGTGCCGTTCGAGTCGGGCAGCTAGAAAGATGAAAGGGGCACGGTACGCCGTGCCCCTACAGAACAACGGGCATGGCACG